GATCTGATATAGTTTCAGAAACCCATTTGTGAAGTCTATTTGTGGAGCTAACATAGTCTCCAGACACTGCTTCTTCATCCTCCTTAAGGTTACAAAGAACTCCGTTAACATCGGATTCAGTCACATAACGCCCAATTAATTCGAAGGGCTTGTGCTGCTTTAAAACCTTCCATAGCCATTTCTGCATTGGCTTTAAGAAAGTGTAGAGGAGAGGTGGTCCTTTTGAGATCACTCTAACCTTTAGAGGTTCTGGGAGGCCAACAGCCTCGACAAAGGGTTTTTCCTTCTTTGCAAGATCAAAGATCTTCCAGTATTCCTCCTCCCACATACGTCTCGTAGACGATGGATCAACAACGATCACAGATTCTTCGGAGTGCGGTTCAATACACGCTTCGAATTCACGATCGTAGGACCTCTGCTCCTGATCCCCCAACACACCAAAATGTGGTGCTACCCTTTGAACCAATGGTCGTAGTTCTTCACCGAACATTATACCATCACCCATTTTCCCGAATGAGCAATAGTCGTAAAGCACGGCAAGGGATCCAAGATTACTCCTCGACATAATATAATTGGCCGAGGTACTTGGAAAGAACGGTTCAACAAGATCTTTATAAGAGATGAACTCATCATCAAAGATCTCATCAACAGTCCGTTGAAGTTCACGAATAATATTCGCTTGGTTAATTTCCAGGCGCCGCGGACCAATAATGTCCAAAATGCGGTTCGTGTCAGTTACCCGTAAACGTTTATAACCTGCAAAAAGAATCACACTATCAGCCGTAACTTTCGGCACACTTGTGAGTTCTTTAACAGTGTCATCCATTGCTTTAATGACCATACTGTCAGGAACGTCGGGAGCAGCTTTCTTGAGCTGCTGAGAGGTATCAAGAAAGGAATCAAAGTCATGGAGCTTTGCCGCAAACTTATCAGATGGATTTAACAACCAACTGACCAATAACGAGTTTAGCAATTCATTGAGAGATTTTTCTCTTTCCAACAAATACTCGAAATCGTATCCATAACCGCCCAGGATGGTCTTACAAGACCATAAGCCCTTACTTGACTTCAAGAAATCAGGCTTCTTTGGTATATCCTGTTGCATCTTATATGCAAAATAGGCAGCGAATTTCCATTTAAAGAATTTCGCCCAGGTTCCTTCCCCGTTGATCTTCTCCAAAGTACAGACCTTATAAACTGTACGATAGAGGAGGTGGTTGGTCTTTTGACGCAAAATAGCGTGAGCAAGGTGTTGAACTACACCCGTTTTGACCTTCCGCCACCTTTGAGGACCTAACATCCCGAATAAAACATATAATTCTATCACAGATCGGGACATTTCCTCTATTTTCCTTACAGACTCTTTTCCAATATCGAAAAAGTCAGCAAAAGCTGAAATATCGATATCATAATTTCTATTCACGTAGAAACTACGGTTCGGGTCAAGTTGTAAGTGTGCAGTTGTTAGCTGCACTGCCTTTTTGGACTTAGCTTCTTGCGATGGATTAATTTCCATTATAGGTAAGCTATGGTAACACTTCTTTCTCCCAGATGGGA